AGAAGTATCAAGAGAAATTATTGATGGGGTTGCAGAATCTTCAGTGATTATGCAATTAGCAACACGTGCTCCTAATATGAGTAGAGCTCAAAGAAGAATGCCTGTATTATCAGTTCTTCCTACTGCTTACTTTGTTAATGGAGATACAGGATTAAAACAAACTACTTCTCAAGAATGGGGAAATAAATATTTAGATGCTGAAGAAATTGCAGTTATTGTTCCTATTCCTGAATCAGTTTTGGCTGATGCAGATTACGATATTTTTGAAGAAATTAAACCACGTTTGATTGAAGCTATTGGTATTGTATTTGATCAAGCTGTTATGTATGGTACAAATGCTCCAGCATCTTGGCCAACTGATTTAAAAGCGGCAGCAACTGCAGCAGGAAATGCAGTTACTTTAGGTACTGGTACAGATTTATACGATGATCTTTTAGGTGAAAGCGGTGTTATCTCTGCTCTTGAATTAGACGGATATATGGCTAATGGTCATGTAGCAATTATGTCTATGAGAGGAAAATACAGAGGATTACGTGATGCTGATGGAAATCCTATTTTCAGAACAGGTATGAATGAATCAACTAATTACACATTGGACGGAGCTCCATGTATGTTTCCTAAAAATGGTGCAATGGATTCATCAGTTCTTCAATTTTCTGGTGATTTTAAACAAATTATTTATGCTATCCGTCAGGATATCACTTATAAAGTTTTAGATCAAGCAGTTATTACTGATGGTGACGGAAACATTGTTTACAACTTAGCTCAACAAGATATGGTTGCTTTGAGAGTTGTTTTGAGAGTGGCTTGGCAAGTTCCTAATCCTATTAATAGACTTCAAGAAACTGAAGCAAATAGATATCCTGTTTCTATTCTATTACCGTAGGAGTTGACGTAAATGTTTTATCCTAAAGAGAGAACTAGAATACGTGTTCAATCTGACATTGCAAAATATCCTCTAGATAGAGTAACATTAGGTATTTTTTCAGTAAGTCCAAGTGCAAAAGCTGTAGCCGATGTTTTGGCTGCGACCGCATTATTGGCTGCTGAAACTACTATAAGTACAGGATTCACAGATCCTGATGTTCCAAGAAACGTAAGATTGACTTTGACAGAAACGGCTGCTGATGTAGCTGCTGTTCAAGGTGTTGTTAATGGAACAGATATGGCAGGCAACGTTATTGCAGAAACTATGCCTGTATTTACTGAAAATACGTTAGGTACCGTAGTTGGATCTAAAGTATTTGCAACAGTTACTTCAATTGTAATACCAGCTATGGACGGAGCGGGGGTAGAAATATCAGTTGGCTCTGGAGACTTAATTGGGATTCCTGCAATTCCTATCTCAGCAGCATTAAAACCAGTTCAGGTTAGTGCCACTGCTATCACAATTACAGCAGATCTTACTAATTTAAATGGAAATAATTTCACATTAGATGCAGGTGAGTTTGACGATTCTGAACATGAAGTTTTATTGTATTTAAGCTAGATTAATAAAGGGAGGAAACTCCCTTTTTTATAATATCTGAAAGGAGATATTAATGAAAGTTAAAGTGTTAAAACAAACAAGAATTTATAATGAACCAGCAAGAATTGGTGATGTTATTACTATTCCTGATGTTAATCATGGTTTAGAAAATGCAATCTTTCATCGAATTGTTGAAGTTATTGAAGAACCAAAACTAGTTCAGGAGAAAGACATAGTGGATGACTCTACTGTGGATACTGGCCCGTACGAAGAGGATGAAATTATCGACGATACTCCTACTGTAAACAAAGCAACTAAAAAGAAATAGTATATATCGTCGTAGAAGAAAAAACCTATTGAGAGGGAAAATAGAGGTGAATAATGGCATCATTATATGAACCTTATGCCGCTCTTTCTGATTATGAAGAATATATAGGGGAAACTATTACTGATACAGATGAGCAGAATAGAATTACCCTTCTTCTTTTAAGAGCAAGTGAAATTGTTAATCAACTCACTTATATGAACTACGATTCAGATGATGAAGATCATGTTGAGGCAGTTAAGCTTTCTACATGTAGCCAAGTGCAATTTTGGGAAGAATACGGATATGGAGCTGATAGTATTATTGGTTTTGAATCTGTTAAGATAGGATCCTTCTCTATCAAAGGAAAAGGAACAGGATCTAACGCATCTAGTAATCCTTATACTTTACACACAGGCGCTATGAATTACTTGGAAAGAATTTTACTGTTATCAAGAACTGGGGTTAAGTTAAGATGAAGATACCTAATTTTATGTTAAAGCATAAATGTTCATTGAAAAACTTTGTTAGTGCAACTCCGACTGGAGATGAATTTGAAACAGAAGTGGCAAATATAAAATGTTATTTTGAAGATAAAGTTAAATGGAATAAGCAGGATAATAATGATGGACATCAAGATGAATTTTTTACAAGGATTTACTTTAATAATTCGTCATTACTTCCTGAAGAAATATTAACTGACTCTGAAATAACAATTGTAGGTAAATCTAAAACCTATATAGTTGTTAATGCACAAAAGTTTACTCAGCAAAGACATGCGCATTGGGAGTTGATTTGTAGATGACAGAATTTAGCTTAGAATGGCACGGGGAAGAAATTTCAAAAGAGGTATTAAAAGCTGTTGAACAGCAAATAAAAAAAGAAACTGAAGTATTATTGGGAGCAAGCATGGTTGAAGTCCCTTTCATGGATGGGGATCTACAGACATCTGGCGACACTGATATTTCAATAGAAGGACAAAAGGTAATTGGCACAGTTTTTTATGATACTCCATATGCTGTAAGATTACATGAACATCCTGAATATAATTTCGGAAATGGACGAAAAGGTAAATATCTTGAAGATCCTTATAATGCATTAGAAAAACAGATGTTAAAAAGAATAGAGGATGCTGTTAGATTTGTTTTATCTGGACTTAATTTATAGGAGGTAATCTATGTATATTGCAATTGATATGGCAACAGCTATAAGCAATGAAATAACTATTCCAGAATTAACATATACTCCTACGACTTCAGTTGGTAATATCTTTATAAACGTTTTACCGAAATCAAGTGACAAGCCTGAATGCTTAGCAATTTATGAATTACCAATGCCAAGTAATGATGAGACATATGATAACCCTGATGGGAATGTTAGTGAAAACGTCAAATTAATTTTAAGAGGTGAGAAGCAAAATAAACTCACAACTTATGAACTGGCAAAACGTTTATATAACTGGCTTAAGGCGAAAGATAATTGGTTACTTTATGGAGAGGGAAACAGACGGATCTTTAAAGTTTGGCCTATGGGAATTGGATTTATGGGGGAAGACGATAATGGATTCCCAGAATATGTAATAAAGTTTAATATTGACTTAGTAGTCACTTAGGAGGTTATAAATAATGGAAAAGAACACGATGTTTGATTTGATTTTAGATTTTTTCACAAAGATCTTAGCTCAAGATGAATCTTTCTATGTTAATACAGGGACAGTAGCAGTGCCTGTTTGGACTGAAATTAAGGGAGTACAATCTTATTCTTTCGAATCAACGAAAACTATGGCAGATACAACTACTTATGATAGTGCTGGTGTCAAAGAACATATTCCTAACGAAGTTAGTTATAAATTAACTTTAGATATGTTATACGATACTGAATTGGCTACTCCTGAAGGGGCACCTACTACTGGCGGTGTTAGGGATGAAGGCCAATTAAAACTAGAAACATTAGGTAATGCAGTAGGATCAGCTGGAATTGGTCAATTTAAAATTGATAATGGACAATTAGTAGAATTAACATTCTCAGGATCGGTTGCTTATAGTGAAGGTGGAAGAAATGAATCGACTTCATTTAAGGCAACAGTAAATGTTACAGGGGCTGTAACTAGAGAAGTACTTGCACCTTAAGATGAAAGGATGATTTGATGAGTTATAAAGATTTTGATAAGTTTTTTGAAGAATCAGAGGAATCTAATAAGATTGCCGTTTCAATTAAATTATTTGGAAAAGTTTATACATTACCTACTGAAGTTTCAGCTGTAACTGTGCTTTTAAGTTATAAGGCAACTAAAGAAGGCAGAGCTTTTTTAGACAAGAATGAGGAGATCGTTCTAATGTTTGAATTATTAGGTAATGATAACATTGAAGAATGGATAGATCTTGGTATGTCAGAGGAACATTTATATTCAATTTTTAAGTGGGTACTTATGGGATGCCCGGATGATCCAGAAGATCAAGATGAAAATGAAAAAAAGTAATAAACATTGATCTAATGGATATATTGCTATCATATTGGTCGCTTGTTGAGTCTGATTTTCAAAGGGAATATAATATTGATTTAATCAAAATAAAGACTATGACTTGGCGACGATTTAGGACTTTAACGTTCGGGTTGTCGCCTTCTTCATTGTTTATGCAAATTGTTTCAGACAAATACAAACAGGCTAAAGAACTTTCAGAAATGATTACGGATCAGGATCAGAAAGATCAGTTATGGAATTCTTGGGGAGTTTAGGAGGTACAAGATGGCAGTAAAAGTTGGTGAATTAACCGCATTTATCAATGGTAACAATAAAGGATTAGATAGTACACTTTCAGATTCTAAATCAAAAATGAAATCTACAGGAGCTCAATTAGGTAAAATTGCAGTAAAAGGAGCTGCTATTGTAGGATCGGCTTTGGCTGGAATTGGAATTGCGTCTTTAAAATCATTTGGTACTTTTGATACATCTATGAGAAAGGTTAGTACGATCATGGATGAGAATGTAGTATCTTATGAAAATATGAAAAAAGGATCTATTGATTTATCTAATCAAATTGGGATTGATGTCTTAGATATAAATGAATCATTATACCAGATGATTTCAGCTACAGGCGATACGGAAAATGCTTTAGCATTAGTTGAAATTGCAGGTAAAGCTTCAATTGGTGGTTTTACAGATGTTACGACTGCAGTTGATGGGCTAACTTCTGTAATGAATGCTTTTGGAGAATCTGGACCAGAATCAATGCAAAGAATAAGTGATGAAATGCTTGTTGCACAAAATGTAGGTAAGACTACTTTTGGAGAAATGGCAGGTTCTATTGGTAAAGTTGCACCGATAGCTAATTCTTTAAATGTAACAACACAAGAATTATTTGGAAGTATAGCAACTTTAACTAAAAATGGTATTAAAACAGCCGAATCAGTTACTGCATTAAAAGGTGCTTATTCAAATATTGTCAAACCTACAAAACAAGCAACTGATGAAGCAGAAAAATTAGGATTACAATTTTCAGCTACACGTTTGGCTCAAGTAGGATGGGCTGCTTTTATTGATGAAGTGGCAGCAGCTACTGATGGAAATACAGAATCAATGGCTAATTTATTCGGATCCGTTGAAGCTTTAAATGCTATGTTAATTTTAACAGGAGAAGAAGGTGGAAAAGATTTTGATAATGCTATGACAGAAATGGCAGATTCTGCCGGATCTACTCAAGCAGCTTTTGAAACAATGGATGAAGGAATAGCTGATTCAATGGAAGATCTACAAAATCATTTGAAAAATACTTCTATTCAAATTGGGGAAGAATTAGCTCCAATGGCAGAAAATTTATTAATTAAAATAGATGATTTAGTTTTAGGTTTCAGTCAATTATCTGATGAGCAAAAAGAATCAGCAGTTCAAACAGGATTATGGATTGGAGGAATTTCTATTGGTATTATAACTTTAGGTGCAATTGCTGGAGCAGTTACAAAAATAGCAACATTTGCTCATTTAGCTGCAGGTGGTTTGTCAGCAATAGGCGCGGCTGCAGGTGGAATTTCTGCCGGTGCAGTAGTTGCCGCGGCCGCAGCCGTAGCAGCAATGGCTTATGCTTTACCAAAAATGTATGATGATATTCAGAATTGGATGCAACCGGAAGCAATAGCTGAATTTGAATCTTATATGGATAATCCTTACCAATGGAAACAAGGGCAAAGGCAACAACAAGATTATGATAGATATCAAAGACATATGGAGAAAATGTATCCAGAAGCACCAACTTCAGAAGAATTAGGTTTTGTTAAATGGTTGGAAGCAAGTGGTATTGGTGAACTAATAGTTAAAGGTAGTCAAGCCGATCCTGGGAATGTATTCCATATTGATATTCACGGAAATGAAATAAAAGAAGAAATTGACATAGATAACATTGGTGATAAACTAATGGATAGATTAAATAAAGCAGGATTCTTTAAGGAGTGATGGTATGCCATTAACAATTAATGTGGGGACTACGCCAACTAACGTAATTTCACAATTAAAAACAAAAAGCTTAAAAATAATAAGATTATCATCTACTAAAAATACTTTTACAGCTAAATTTAATTGGTTTAGTGATTCTTCACCTGCAGATTATAGCTTTAAAGTAGGTGAAGAAATTATAGTTGCAGATGGTAGTACGACTCTATTTGGTGGAATAATCCAAGCATGCCCTAAAGTTAGATTGGGGCCAGGGATCTATGAATATACTTTATTTTGTACAGGATATGAACAGATTCTTTCAAGAAGAACAATTAGTGTAGCAAATTATTCAGGTACGTGTGGTGATCTAGCAGAATTAATTGCTACAAATTATCTTATTACAACAAGTGATACATCTGAAGGAATGTCTTTAGGAACATTTGATGATGGGACAGATTTAACAAATTTAAATGAGGCTATTATATCAATATCAAAATTATATGATACATTAGCAAAAGCCTCTGGATTTAAATGGTGGGTTGATGATGATAAAGAAATAAATTTTACTAAAGAACCTACGATTACTCAAGCACCTTATGATTTATTTCAAGCAACAGGAGACGCAAGAAGGCTTAATGATGTAAGAAATCCATCTAATTCTCCAGATTTATCAAATTTTAGAAACAAACAATTTTTCGTAGGTAAAGGGCAAAGTGGACAAGTTTTGTTTGGATCGGCTGAAGATTCTGCTAGTGTTACAGAAATGGCTACAAGATATGGATCCGGAGTTCATGGATCTATAGAATATGATAGCAAAGTAGAAACTTATACAGAAGCAAATGAAGCGGCTGCAGCTCTGCTTCAAAAACATAAAAATGAACCTAATCAATTTATATTTCAAACAGAAGAAACAGGATTTGATATTAATCAATACTTTGATTGTACTTGGCCAGAACTTGATATTTCTACTGAAACAAGATTTGTAATTTCAAAAATAATAATTAGAGATAAAGGTCGTTTCTTGTTATATGAAGTATATGCAGATGAGCGTATTGAAATAGTTGGAGAAGATTATGTTAATGCTCCTCCTATGGTATGGACAGAAAAATTTGGTAAAATGTCAACATCTGAAGAAGGATTAGGAAGTCCAGATTCAGGAGCTACAGATACTTATAGTGTATATGTATTTGAGGAGCATACGGATACCAATCCAACTGATTTAACGAATGCTGCTCCTCTTACACTAGAAGCAGAAGCAATAATTAGTTTTCCAGCACATGCTTTCTTTGATGTGTCTTTGACTGGTACTAATGGAACTTATTCAACAACTCCAATTGAGATCACATGTGAAGTTTATAAAGAAGTATGGAATGGAACATCTTATGATACTCCTACTCTCGAACAAACGTTTACTTTTGTAGGACATTCTACTTTAGATCAATCATGGCATATAAGACACCCATTTAAAGATCTTCAAGTAGGAACTTATAGATTTTCGGCAAAATTATTAATAGGATCCGGAAATACATTTACTATAAATGATGATAATGATTTTAGAGTATGGATTACATCCCAAGGAATTAAAGCAGCTAATGGAGACTATGTACCATTACCAGATCCACCAGTACCAGGCCCTGAGGGATATTTCATTGAACAGCTGGATTATATTACACACGAATCATCTTATGACGGAAATTACAATGACTTAATTTGGTTAGATGATACGCATTGCATGTTGGCATATTATTCAAATGTCTTAAAACAATCCATAAAAGTATTTAGTGTAGATTCAAATTATGATTTAACGCTTGTTGATTCTTTAGATTTAACAGCAAGAGGAGAATGGACCAGTTTAATTCAATTAAGTAGTACAATGTTTGTTTGTGTTTATACATCGTCAGGAAATCAATATTATGATGTATTTACTATGGATGGTAGCTATAATTTAACTTTTTTAAATTATAATACATTTATTTCTGATCTTGATCAGCAAAGTTTGGTTAGAATCGATGATACACATTTTATTACAGCACAGAGAGGAGCAGACTCGGATGGATTTATAAGAACATATAGTGTTGATGGACTTGGAGTACTAACACAAGAAGATGCATTGGAACATGATACAGCTTTTGGTAGTTATAACAAATTAGCACGAGTAAGTGATTCAAATCTTTATGTATTAGCTTACAGAGGGGGAACAGGAGGACATTCTATTAAAACTTTCACTGTTGATGGATCATATGAAATTACAGAGGTAGCCAGTTATAAACATGAGACAATAAATGGCAGTAGACAATCTTTAGTAATGATAGATGATACGCACTTTGCTTTAGCTTATGATAGAGGTTCAGATGGAATTGTAAAAACTTTTAGCATGGATTCTGATGGAACTAACATAGCTGAAATTGATAGTATAGTGGAAGCAATGGGTTTTGATGAACCTTCTTTAGTTTTAATAGATTCAACACATCTAGCTTTAGCACTTAGAGGAACTGACAATGATGGATATATAAATACTTATAGTTTTGATGAATCTTATGATAACTTGACAGAGATTGTCTCATTTGAGCATCAATCAGGAGCCGGATATTATAATGCAATGATTATGCAAGACATTAGTCACCTTACACTAGCATATGGTGGATCAACTAGTGGATATATGAAAACATTTGGCTTAATAGAAGAACCATAGAATAGGAGGTTAAAATGAATCAACCAATTGTAAGAAGGTATAATCCTGAAGCATGTGATTTAAAACATCGCGGATTAAATACAAGAGTTAAACAAAATGAAGAAGATATTACAGATCTAAAAGCAATTGCAATTAGGTTGACAACTTTAGCCGAGAATAGCCAAAAATCTTCTTCAGGCTGGATTAATACCCCAGCTGGATTACTAATATTAAAGGTAAGTTTATTCGTAGTGATAGCCTTAATTTGTACCGCTACGGGTATTAATATATTCCAACTATTAAGTCAAGGAGGTGTAGTTTAATGGATAACGTTTTAGAATTTATTCAACCAGAATTATTTATTTTAATTCCAGTATTATTTGCTTTGGGATTATTTCTTAAACTTAAGAAGGATTTCAAAAAAGAATATACTATCCCATATATTATCTTAGGAATTTCAATTGTCCTTTGTCAATTGTATATGAGCATAGTTTTAGAATTAGGTTTTGCTCCAAAGATCTTTATCATTTCATTTATTCAATCAGTTTTAATTGCAGCTGTTCCCGTATTTGGAAATGAATTAATTAAACAAGCAGTTGTTAAAAAGAAAGACGATATAGGAAACTAATCACTATTTAAGGAGTGACATTATGAAATTGACAAGCAGTGAATTAAAGGCTTTAGAATGGGGAAACGAGAACATTAAATTTGTAGGAACTAGTAATACTAATAAATGGAAGACCAGATATTCAAATCACTATAAAAGAGCTTTTACCCCAACTACAATTGTTGATCATATTTCAGAAGGAACCATGTCATCTTTGATCGATTGGTTTACTTCAAAAGGTAATACAGGATCTTCTTCTCATTTTGGTATTTCTAAGAAAGGGGAAGTAGTTCAATTTGTAAAGATTGAAGATAGAGCTTGGTGTAATGGATTAATTAAAGATCCATCAGCAGATATGATACATCAAGTTGGATTAGATATTAATCCTAATCAATATACTATTTCAATTGAACATGAAGGAAGATATCGAGAAACGAAAGGAGCATTAACTGCTGAACAATTAGAAGCAAGTATTAAAACTCATGCTTACATTATTGCTTATGTCAAAAAACATTTTAACTTTGAAATACCAGTAAATAGAAAACATATTATCGGACATTATGAAATTGATGCAATCAATAAAATTAATTGCCCAGGCAAAGATTTTCAATGGTTTGAATTAGTGCAAGAAGTTCAGATTCTATTAAATCAAAATACTCTTCTTGATATAGAAGGACATTGGGGAGAAGAATTTATGAAAAGAGCAGTTAAACTAGGATTAGTTGAGGGATATGGTGGGAAGTATATGAAACCAGATAAGCAAATGACTAGAGCAGAAGCAATTACTTTAGCTGTTAAAACTTACGACAAGGTGATTAATGATTTAGTTACTATTATAAAGGACTCTTTAAATGATTTACAGAGTTAATCTCAGCCATCGAAAGATGGCTTTTCCTGTCTTTATATATTTATTTTACATTTTCTCAAAATTGTAGTATAATAAGAAAAAGCACTTACAACACTATGAAAGGAGCAATACTATGGGCAGAACGTTTTTAGATTATACAGTGAAAGAATTAAGAGATACTGCTAAAGAAAAGCAAATTGTAGGAAGATGGGATATGAATAAATCTCAACTTATTGCAGCCATTCAAGAATCTGATAGATTAGGAATGGAATATGATCAACCTGTAAAAGATGAAGGACCGGATCCATTTGATAAAATGTTAGAAGAAAAAGTAGTAAAATCTTACCCTACTAAGGATACAAAAGCTAGATATAGAGACAATGCAGAAGTAGGAACTTTAATTGCATTTTATGTTGGGCCGAGACTTATGACTGCAATGATCAAAACAATTAAACATAATGATTTAATTGTAGAAACAAAAAGAGGATCCAAGTTTACGGTAAATAAAGAAAATGTAGTTTGGTTTAAAACAGGAGAAAGATGGCCTAAATTTATTTATCAAGAATTGAAAGGTAAGCGAAATGACAACCAAGAAAATCACAGTCAAGCAAAAAACCGATCAAGTCATTGATGAATATGCTGATTTATTAACTAAAAAGAAGTCAATTGAAAATGATCTTGCTGGATGCAAAGCAGAATTAGAAGAGTTAGTTGAATCTTATTACCCTGATGAAAAAGAATTTAAATCTGTTTCTGGAATTATACTTAAGTTAAAAAAATCTTTAACTGTGGTTTATGATCCTGATCTTATTGAGAAATTACTTAAAAGTATTTCAAAGGATCTGGCTGAGGAAACAGTTAATAAGAAAATCATTATTGATGATTATGTAGGTTTGATAAACTATCTTTCAGAATGCGGAGTAGATCCTAAAATATTTAAATCTTTCTTGTCGGTAGAAAAGACTGTTAAAAGTGCTGATATAAATAAATTGCATGAGAAGGGAATAATTGAATTAGAATCTCTAAAACCGTGTATTATTTCAGCTAAATTATCTAAATCATTTGGAGTAAAATAATGTTACCTTTAGAAGCAGTTTTGAAATATTATAATCTTTTAAGATATGAATCAAAATACAAAATTGTTTGTCCCTTTCATGAGGATGTAAATGCAAGTTTACAAATTGATTTGGATAAGCAGTTTTGGTTTTGTTTCGGATGCCAGATCGGAGGGGGATCTATAGAATTTGTTAAGTATGCAGAGGATTCCCTAAATGATATGCAAGTACATATGCTTCACGCCAAGATAACCAAGAATTGTGAATTAAAAGGTAAATCTCTGGTAAAGCAAAGAAGTAAAGCAATTGAATCAGATGCAGATTTGTACTTAGCTGCTCAAGATTATTATTTCAATTTAAAATCCCAAGATTGGGAAGTTGACAATGATCCAGATGTAGAATATATGATAAAAAGGGGATTTACAAGAAAAGTTTTAACTGAATGTGGGATGAAGTTAGCTTATAATAACAACTATCCAATAGTCTTTCCTATGTATGATGAGGACAAATTTAGAGGATGGGTACGTAGAACCACTAATCTAGAAATTGAAAAGGACAGAAAGTATCTTTATAATAAAGGATTTTCTAGGAGAGACACTATCGTAGGAGATTATCATGCAAAAGTAGTTATGATTGTTGAAGGATACATGGATCGGCTAAAAGCAATTCAGTTTGGAATGAAATATGTAGGAGCTATCTTAGGGTGGAAAATTACTGAGGAGCAAATACAAAAATTAAAGGATGCAGGAGTTGAGGAAATAATCTCAGGATTAGATAACGATGAATGTGGTAAGAAAGGGACACGTGTATTGAGGCAACATTTTAAAGTTACAAGATTTCAATTTAAAAAAGGCATAAAAGACATTGGTCAAATGGATCAAGCTTTATTTGATAAATGTAAAAAGAAAACAATGGAAAAGAGGAGGAAAGATAATGGGTAGTATTGTTGATAAAATGAAAAATAATATTAAAAGCTCAGGCGGAAGTAGAAAGAAAATCTTATATGTAGGGGATGGGCAAAAGAGAAGGGTCCGATTCTTACAAGAATTAGATCAAGGCTTAGTTTTAACTTTTCATGATAGTTTTACTTTAGGTGTGAATGCACTTTGTTTAGACGATACGTTTGGGCAACCTTGTAAGCATTGTGGGAATGATGCTCTTAGAACACGTGAAATGTTTGGATTTTTAATCTTTGATTATGAGGATTCTGAAATAAAAGTATTCTTATATGCAGCTAATAACTTTTCACCACTTCCTCAGATAATTGTATTTGCTGACACTTATGGTACAGTTACAGATCGTGATTTTGTAATTCATAGAAATGGTAAAGAAAAGAAAACATCATATTCTGTAGTTCCATTAGATCCAGCTAAAATGAGAAAGCAACCTAAAAAACCATCTAAATCTGCTGTTCTAAAAATTATTGCTAAAGCATTTCCTCAAGGGGATGATGATACAGACGATTATGATGATGCAGTTGAACAAGTTGAAGATGAGGAAGTTTGGGATGATGATGAATATGCAAATAAATCTCCTAAAGAATTATATAAACTTTGCAAAGAAAAAGATCTGGATCCTGATCAGAAACAACCGAAAGAATACTATATTGAGTTATTGAAATCCGATTCAGTTGATGATGAAGACTGGGATAATGAAGATGATGAAGACTGGGATGAGGATGGTGACAGTAATGATGAAACAATTCCAGATGTTGATGAGTGGTAAAAATGGTGATGACATTTTAAGAACAATATTTGATATTATTATTGAGAATGAAAAGAATTTTAATGATGATATTTTACCTAAAGATGATCCTGTTAAGTTTTTTACAATGATATCTGCTATGATAGTTGAGGCAGGGGAAGCATTGCAAGAAGATAAGAGATGGAAGATTCTTGTAGGTAACAAAAGGGAATACGAAAAAAATGATGACAAACAACTTGAGGAATTGGCAGACGTTTTTATTTATGGGATAGCTGCAATATTATATGCAAACTTTGATTATGATATGTTCATAGAAGCTGTTCTACAAAAACTGCAAATTGTTCATGAAATATCTTTGGAAGGAGCAAAATTATGATCGTATTTGGTATTAGTTTAAGTTATAATTCATCGGCATGTGTCGTTGATTCTAAAAGAGGAATTATGCACGCTATATCTGAGGAAAGATTTACTAATGAAAAGAATAGTAGAGATTTCCCAATCAATGCTTTGAGATCTTGTGTTGATTTTATTTTAGAAAGTGATTTATATAGAGATGAGATTGTCAAATTTAATGTTGCTATTACATCTTATGAGACTTTAAACTCTAGAGATCTTAAATACTTTCCAGATCTAAAGGATTCAGAAAGATCTAAGGATTTTTATTCTACTGTTACAAGATATATTAAAAACAGAATTAATGATTTAAGATCAAGTAAATTTCATTATTTTAGAGCAGATCATCATTTATCTCACAGATTGCCTGCTGTTGCTTTAAGTGGATTTGTTGGAAACTTTAGAAATAAAGCAAGAACAATTGCTATAACTTATGATGGTTTTGGAGATGGGCAATGTGCTACTATTTATGACACAAAGACGCAAGCTGTTTTGGATTCAGTTCCAATGTATAATAGCTTAGCTTTAGTTTATCAGTTTGTTACAGGAGCTTTAGGATTTACTGAGCATAAACATGAGGGGAAAATAACAGGATTATCTGGCTTTGGATCTCCTATTTATGTTAATGAATTTGAAAAGATAATTAAGTTTGATCCAGAAATTAAAGATTTTGACTCAGTTTATTTAGACACTATTTGTAATTTAAAAGCATTAGCTTACAACAAGTCACCTTTTAATACTAACATTAAATATTTTAGTAATTTCTTACTTTTAAGACAAACAGTTTATGAGATGGTTGAAAATCTAAAAAGACATGACGCATCACGAGAGGATATTGCAGCATCACTTCAAAAATATGTAGAGATGCAAATAACAGACTGGATAGATTCTACTTTATATAAAAATGAAATCGGAGATGAACATTTGAATTTTGTTTTATCTGGCGGATTATTTGCAAATGTAAAGTTAAATTTTGAACTAAAACGAAACTTTGGTTTAAAGAATATATTTGTTTATCCTGCTATGGGAGACGAAGGAACTTGTGTTGGTGCAGCTTTAGCATTTTTACAAACTAAAATGAATAACAACTTTATGAGTGAATTATGTTTTTCTAGGGATATTCTTTATAATGGACTTACTTTAGAAGAACAATTAGAAGCTGTAGAATTGAATCACATTTTTATTGAAGAATGTATAGATTTGGATATTGATTTTGATAATTATGATTTGATTGCCGATCCTACTGAAAATCAAAAGATCTCAGTATTTGCTAATAACCTAGCTTTAAATAAAATTGTATGTACTTCTATTGGTGATAGTGAATTCGGGCCTCGTGCTCTCGGTAATCATTCTATATTCTTTGATGCTACTAAAGAAGAGACAAATACTGAATTAAATAAAAAATTGAATAGAACAGAATTTATGCCTTTTGCTCCTATTGTTTTAGACATATTTGCAGATGATCTTTTCGAACAATATGAAGGTGCTGAAAAAACATGTAAGTATATGACTATTGCTCTTCCTTGTAAAAAGGATTTTAGAGAAACTTATTTGGCAGCAGTTCATGTTGATGGAACAGCAAGGCCTCAAGTTATAGGCTACAATGATAATGAAACTATTTATAAAGCAATTCATGCCTATTTCAGAATTACAGGAAATAAAGCTCTTGTAAATACAAGTTTTAATTTACACAACTTCCCTATTATTAGAGATCCACAGATAGCTATAAGTTCATTTTTAAAAGCTGATCTTGATGTTTTAATCTTGGATAATCTAATCATTATTAAGAGAGGATAATAATATGAAAAATTTAAGTATTAATGCTAGAACTGCAAATGATGCATTCTTAAAAGTACTTAAAGCTTTGAGAGAGGACGGGGAAACCTGTTCTCCTCGTGGTTTAAAGATTACTGAATTATTAAATGTATCTATAAGTATTGAACATCCTAAAAACAGATTGATCACATTTCCTGAAAGAGCTATTAGTTTACCTTTTGCTTTTGGGGAATTTCTTTGGTATTTAAGAGGAGCACAGGATTTAGAAACAATGTCTTATTATTCAAGTCTAATGAAAAAATTTTCAGATGATGGTAAGACTTTAAACTCAGCTTATGGATATAGAATCTTTGGTAGACATAAATCTATAAATTTTAATCAGTGGGATGAAGTAGTTAGTAAACTTCGTCAGGATCCTGATTCAAGACAAGCAATAATCCATCTTCATACTCCTAACAACCAACCTACAAAAGATGAAGTTTGCACATTATCTCTTCAATTTCTTATTAGAAATGGAAAGTTAAATATGATAACTACTATGAGAAGTAATGACATATATTATGGATTCACATATGATGTTTTTAGTTTCACGTGTATGATGGAAATGATCGCATATGAACTGGATATTGAAATGGGAACTTACTATCATAACGTAGGTAGCATGCACATTTATGAGGATAAGATGCATATGTTATCTGATGACTTTTTAATGGATCCACTAAATGAATATGTAATTAAGCACACTCCGGATCTTAATCTCGATGGATTATCTAGAGGAACTACAGAACTACAAACCTTCTTTGCTTTTGAAAGATTAACTCGTCAGAATGAATGCTTTTTAAGTTATGCTCCTAACAATAATTTCTTAAAAATTGCTAAGAAAGTTCTGCTACAATATAGTATTACAAAGCATTATGAAAAATCTAGTTTTACAGGTAATCATAGAGCATTTATTGATTCATTATATTATGATAATATTTATGATTGGATGATGTTTAACTTTTATTTCAGAAAAGAAGAAAGATCTTTATTTATAGCAGAAGGAGCAGACGGATCTGGTAAAACTACTTTATGTCAAAAAATAGAATGTGATAAGATATTCCACTTTAAGTCTCCAAGTAAAGATTTTAATCCCCTTATTTATATTCAATCTTTGAAAAGTTCAGGATCTAAAGTTCTGGATAGAAGTTTTATTTCAGAAATGATTTATAGTGAATTCTTTAGAAGATCAAGTATTATTGAACCATCTTTTGAATTAGCTTTGTTAGATTGTTTGGAAAAACATCCATCAGTTAAAGTAGTTATTTTAATGAATAATAGACATTATTTAGATGAGCAGGATCTGGTAAAAATAGGAAAGAATAATATTTCTAGATTAAATGCTTTATACAGATCTTTTGCTAATATGGTTTTAATTCCTATTTGTATCCCTACTAGGATTAAGGAATAATTATGCCAGATATTCATAGACATGATGAATTTAGTTCTTTTGACGGTTTTGGTAATCCCACTGAGTTGGCCAAACTTGCAAAAGAACTAGGATATACAGCACTAGGAATAGCTAATCATGGATCAGTTAGCGGATTAGTACTACATTATAAAGCATGTAGAGAGGAAGGAATTAAACCTATATTAGGAGTAGAAGCCTATTTTCTTCCAGTATTTAAGAAACAACGTAAAAAGTATCATTTATGTTTATTTGCTAAAAATTTACAAGGCTATCAAAATATAATGAAAATTATGACAATTGCAGAAATGGAAAATAAGTATTATTCCGGCACTGTAACTTTTGAACTTTTAGAAAAATATCATGAAGGAATTATTTGTACTTCAGCATGCTTAGCAGGTTATACATCTCAAGCAATATTGGCAGGCAATATGGCTTTGGCCAGAAAATCTCTTGTTAAGTTTAAAGAAATATTTGGAGATGATTTTTATATTGAGATCCAGCCTTATGATTGTTGGGATAATGATGACATAGAAGTTCAAAAAGATGTTAATCTTGATTTAATGGGATTTGCATATGATTTAGATATCAAATGTATAATGACATCAGATAGTCACTATGGTAGAAAAGAAGATTTTGATACGTATCTAAAAATGCATGAAATTGGCAATCATAACTATGACATAGTAAAAACTTATGGGGAAAGATATATGCCAACATACGCCCAACTTGGAAGGAGATTTGTCAATATTTACGGTGAATCAAGTTTTGAGGATCGGTTCAATAATGGAGTTAAAGAATATGCAAAACAAATGCTAAGAAATCTTAAAGAAATAGAAAATAAAGTAGAATCAGATATACTTGAAGATTTACCTTTGCTTTTACCTAAACTTGATGATAAAATTGATAGTACAAAATTATTAAAAGAAAAAATACAAGCAGGCATGAAGAAAAGAGGAAAGACTTCAAAAGGATATCTTGATAGAGTTAAGCAAGAATTTGATGTAATTAAGTATCACGGATTTGAAGATTATTTTCTTATAGTTGCAGATTATGTAAATTTTGCAAAAGATAATGATATTGAAGTTGGGCCAGGAAGAGGATCTGTTTGCAATTGTCAAATAGCTTATTTTCTTGGAATAACAGAAGTTGATTCTTATGCACATAAACTTGATTTTAGAAGATTCCTTAGAAAAGATAAAAAGAAGCTTCCTGATATTGATTTAGATTTTGAAACTAGTAAGCGACAAATAGTTATTGACTATTTAATAGATAAATATCCAGGGCATGCATCTCAAATAGCATCTTATGGATTATATCAAGTTGATAATCTTTTGAATGATCTTGTTAAAGTTTGCGGAGTTCCAAAGGATGAAATAAAAGTTATAAAATCTCATGCATCTAGATTTGTAGAAAAAAATGGAAATAATAAAGAAATGAATTTAAAATCTTTAAATGCAGATAGCTATACAATTTATTTAAATAAGATTTATAAAAATATATTTAAGCATTTTACTAAACTTTATAAAAATGTTAGATATATGAGTGTACATGCTGGGGGAGTAGCAATTACTGGAGGAAATATTACAGACTATTTGCAACTAAGATTAATAAAAGAAAAACCAGTTTCATGTTATAATTTAAACGATGTAGAATTTCTGAATGTAATTAAATTTGATATACTAGGGCTAAAAACAGAGAGTATAATTAATAATTTGAAAAATATTACAAATGATGCTTACGATGAAAGTTGGCTACAGGATCCAGAATGTTTAAAGAATTTTGCAGAAGGAAAAACAGATGCTATATTTCAATATGAAAGTAGTACAGCTAAGGAGATCCTAAGAATGATAAATGCTAATAATTTTAAAGATGTAGTTGTAGCCTCAGCTTTAAATAGGCCAGGCCCTTTGAATTTTAAAACTCATGAACTTTATGCATCTCAAAAATTAGATGGTAATTTTGAACATGATCTATTTTATAAATATACAAAAGACACATATGGCACATTAGTTTTTCAAGAACAACTTCAACAAATTTGTGTAAATATTGGAGGCCTATCTTGGGCAGATGCTGACAAAGTAATGAAAGCTTTAAAAAATGTTGGAATTGAAAGTGTAAAGGAAGAAATGGATGCCATTAAATTAGAAATGACAGATAAGTTTGTAATAGGTGCAGTTAAAAAAGGGATTCCTGAAAATGAAGCAAGAGAAATGTTTACAAAATTATTAGTATATTCATTTAATGAAGGACATGCTACAGGCTATACAATAGTATCTTTTCAAGAAATGTATTATCGTTGTCATTATCCTATAGAATTCTGGTCAATTAAATTAAAGTATACAACTAATGAAAAGAACATTTTTAAATATAAAGTTAATGCTATTATGGATGGTGCAATTTTATTCCTTCCTCATGTTAATTATTCAGCTTATTCTTCTTTACGGAAAATAGAGGATGATACAGTTATACAAGAAGGGCTAACAGCAATCAAAGGAATTGGAGCAAAAGCTGCTGAATCAATTGAAAAAGAAAGAAATAAGAATGGGCCTTTTAGATCTAAAGAAGAATTTATAAAACGATGTAGAAATAGAGCAGTTCACAAAGGTGTAATTAAAAAACTAGATGAAAAAGGAGCTTTGGAATTTAGCAAAAAAAGATATATCTCTCGTTGTGTAAAATACAATGCAACATTTTATGCGAAAGGATAATTTATGAATAATAAAGATTTAAAGAAAATAATGGATGTGGCTAAAAGTATTACAGTCAAGCAAGGGGAAGGAGCTATATTTCATTTAGGATCGGCGGAAGCAAATCTTGGAGTCGAAAGATGGTCAACAGGAATTGTGGAATTAGACAATGCTATTGGAGGGGGGATGCCAAAAGGTAGACAAATTGAAATATTTGGCCAAGAATCTACAGCAAAAACATCTTTAGCTTATCACTTATGTGCCCAACATCCTATTTGTTTATATATTCCAGCAGAAGGTACATTTGATCCTTTAAGAGCAAAATCTTTTGGGAATACTCCGAAACAAATGTTGGTATATAGAAACTGTAAATATGCTGAAGATATAATTAATAAGATCTTGGATTTCGCAAGAGCTGGGATCCCGTTAATAGTTGTAGATTCAGTGCCAGGGATGCAATGTAAATCTGAATATGATCAAGTTGAAAAGGATGCAGAAAAGCAACCTCAATATGGTCAATTATCTAGATTATTTAGTAGGACGATGAAAAATATTGAAGATACAATTGAAAGAACAGGAACAACAATTATTTGGGTTAATCAAGTAAGAGCTAAAATAAATGCTTCAGCTTTTGGAGAACAAGATGACTCCCCAGGAGGAAAAGCATTTAAGCATTATATTTCTTTAAGAATTAAAACTTATAGAAGAGAATGGATCAATGTTCCTAATAAGAATCCTGCATCATCTTCAACAAATGAAAGATGTGGATTGATTCAAAAAATTAAGATTTTGAAATCAAAAGTTTGTGCTCCTCAAGAAGAAAGAGAATTACCAATGTTTTTCCTTTATGGATATGTTTCTTTCGATGATCTTCAAGAGAAAAGAAAGATTATTATGAAAGCTAATAATGAGAAATACAAGAAAAAGAAAGAAGATGAAGAGAATGAAAACTGGGATGACGACTGATAAATATCTTATCTATAAACTAACTGCTAAAGATATACCTGCTGATTTCACAGGAATGGTCATTTGTATTCAACCGTGTAGTCCTGATTATTTTATGCATGAATATATTAAAGCAGGAACAGTTTTAACTTGTATAGATGGGATGGTATATATGACAGATAAATTTGGATTTGATAATATAATTTGTCAAGTGGAATCGGAGTATTTTGAAGAACACTTTGGGATCAAATATTATGGATTAAAATATTAGGAGGATATTATGATGAAATTAGACGTAACAATGTATAAAGTTATAGGGGAAGGAGAACCTGCTTTGGAAACTACAATACATGGATCGGCTTGGGTTAAGCCTATAAAAATTGCAGATAACTTTGGGGAAGTAACGGAAACTCGTGTAATGACAAGAGACAAAGAGGATATTGATAAGTATACAATAGGATATATTTTCTATGTTTAAACTTAAAAGAAGTAAATTTATGACAGTATATTTAACATTATCTAATGGACATCGTCATGTTGCCATAATCAAAGAGAATCTATTCAGAAGAATAACGGGACATGCAAGACTTCCCAGACTAATTCCAATTTCAGTCTCAAAGAAAGAATATCAAAAAGCATTCATTAGAAGGGCTCATGTAATTAAATATGAGATCTTATCATGGGAGGAAAAGCATGACATTAAAAGTTGATATCGTACAATGGATTATGGGAAAACCATATGCTATGACAGTATCTGGTAAAGCCATTCCTCTATCTGTTATTAAAGGAGTAGTTAATCCAGGATGTACATTAATTGAGTTAGATCCTAATGATGAGGATATGTTATTTAAAGTTGGTAACCCTGAAGAAAAGAAATGTGGAGGATGACCGAATAAGTAAGGAGGCCAAGTTATGGCTAAGGGTATAAAAGGTGATAAAATAAATAAGATTAAAAGAGTTAACAAGAATACAATTCATGTTATTTTCAAAAATGGTGCAATATTAGAATTTAAAGCATCAATGGTTGATTATGAAGATTGTGAGTTAATATCTTATGTAGTTGAAAGGTAGGATATATGAGTTTAAGGGATCAAATCATAGATCAAATAGAAAAAGACAAGCAGCCTAATAATAAATCAAAAGGCAGTACCAAAAAGCCCTTAGAAGCTAAAATAGCTACAAATAGAATATCATCAGCTAATGCTATAAACCTGCTAAGAATAGAGACAGCATTTGATAAATTATTCTATATGAGGGAAAATTTAGAAGAAGAACGGGCAGGATTACATTGTTCTCATATTATAAAGGGAGATAGTGAATTCTGTTATAGGGCAGCTGTATTATCGTTACTCTTTAAGCAAAACCAAGGGGAACATATTAGTGCTGGCTTAAAAAGGATATTTGCTGCCGGTGATAATATTCATGAGAAGTGGCAAGATTTCTTTGATAAATCTGGTAAATCAGAAGGAATGCAGATTAAAGGTGTAGGAAATGAAGAAAGGGCTTTTAGTAGCATTTATGAAACATATTATACGCCAGATAGTAAAATAATCACCTTGTGGGACATGTATAAATATATTCTAGAGATCAAATCAATGAATACATTTGCTTTTAAGAAGGCAGTTGCTGAACCGAACCCACGAAAGAAACATCCCAAAGCCTTCGTGCAGTGTCAAATGTATATGCATTTTGAAGGAATTCCTTTTGGAATCATATTATTAGAAGATAAAAATGATCAGAATTACCATGTGATATTCATTCAGTATGATTCTGAGGTAGTTAAGCCATTCATCCAAAGGGCACAAATGGTTCAGACTCTGAAGCGTGAGTTCCTTTCAGATGGTACTCTACCCCAGAAAAAATGCAAAGGCTGTAATGACAAGAAAGCTAAGAAATGTGTGATGAGAGATGCCTGCTTCCAAGTTGGGATAGGCAGGATCAAGTTTAAGGCAAAATAACTGTTCGATTTAGGCTCACCTTTTATATATATTATATATATATTTTGGTAATAGATTATTAATAGATTAGTTAGGAGAATACGATGAGTAAAGAAAATGAATTTACAAATATGAGTGACGGAGTGAATGATGGTTTTGTTTTATTTTATGTGAAAGATGAAAATGTATATCCGATTGCTTTAACCAAAGAACAAATGCAAATGTTAGATATTGTTATACCAACAGCATTAGGAAGTAAAGTAAATATAGTTGATATGCCAATGGCAACAGTTAAAAATTTAAAGGATGAGAATAATGGGTAGAAAGAAAGTTAAAGGAATTAAACAAGGAAAGTTTAGAATTGTTGTAGATGGACAAATGATTAATACCCAAGTATATATGGATTATGAGGGTAGATTTATTATGGTTAAAGGAAAAAGAATAAAAGTAAATTGGGATCCTGCAGAATCTAGATTTTATACACCAATTATTTGTAGCAGATCAGATGTAGATCCTGAGTATAGAAACAAAATGAAGATACTAGAACAAAGGTTATTTGGAAATGCTTAATCTGAAACATAAAAAGATTGTTATTGGTTTGGATCAGTCATATGAGAATTGTGGTATATCTATTGCTGTTGATGGTAAGTTAAAACGATGTACCTCACTTAGATTTAAAACCACAGATACTAAATCAGAAAAACGTAGATTATTAAGAGAGAGATTGGGTAAGTTATTTATTACCTGTTTATTCAGAGCAGGAAACGTGACAGTAATATTCGAAAGAATTAGATTATTTTCTGGAGGTAACATTAATCAATCATATTTAATTGAAACAGGAAAATTAATTGGATCTATATTGGATAAGGCTTATCAATGTGGCATAACCTGCTACTCAGTTGACACCAGATCTTGGAAATCTAAAATCTTAGGAAGTAGTAAAACCTTTGATAAGTATGCTGATTGGGAGAAACCTGAGAAGGCAGCAGCTATAGAATTTATTCAGGCTCTAGGATTTGATTGTAGATTACTGGATAAGAATGGAAATCAAAAAATAGTCACAAAAGGTAAAAAGAAAGGAACACTGAAATGGAATGATGATATGGCAGATTCTGGTTGTATTGCTCTATATGGATTCCTACCTGAATCACAACAGAAACTACAACTTGAAGAATAATCATAAAAGTATGTACATTTCACATCAGTGTGGTATAATAAGAATGTGGATGAGCGGATCGAATATAAAACGTGACACATGTTGTACCCGATAAACTATATAGAACATTGGATCAAAACCTTGATTCAGAAATAATATTCCTTAAGCATTGTGTCCTTAAGGTTCGGGAAAAAGTAGTCAGATGCCATTTGGCTGACAGGTATTCGAATCCCCATCTAAATCAACCAACAACCTAGGAGGGTAAAATGAGAGAATATTTATTAAATCAATTGGAAGAAATTAAAAAGGATATAACTAGAACTTTAGAATCTGGTAAAACAATAAACTTAGATCTTGTAGATTCTTATAATCAAATGTTAAGATCTATCGAAGATTTAGATAATCAAATTGAAATTTACTGTTAATCAACTACCTAGGAGGGTAAAATGTTAAATATGAATTTGAAAGAAAAGATATTTACTGATTGGAATGAATTTTATGAAAACACAGATTTACTGATAGAGGATTTGGATTTAAATTACTATTATGAAGATATGGAAACTGGAAGATTTTCACTAAGTAAATTTAGTGGTGGATCTAAAGTAGCAATCTGGTGGTAAGGAGGACGGTAAAATGTTAGAAATATTTATGGAAGGATTTCAAATAGGATTATTTATAGGAGCCATTATATTTTCTGTAAGTTTTGTAACTCATAAGCATTTGAGAGGAGATCCAGATGAGAACACTAACTCTTGAAAGAGACCAATATCAAACTACACCAAACAAAAATCATTATGATGTATTTACACTTGAAGATATGTATCTAATGTTTGACATAGAAGGAGAATGTTTTGGATATGAATTTGAAGATGGCAAGTTTGCTAGACTGATAATTGAATAGATATAACAGGATCTTAAATAAAAAGGCTTTAGCTGACAATCATTGGTGTATTCAGTTAAAACCTTTTTGTTACATAACCTATTATTAGAAAGGAGTTTCATATGATTAGAATAGATTTTATGGATTTAGTTGCATTAGCAGTAATTGGAACAATATGGGTGGTATTCTTAATTGGAATCGCTTACTATAATATCAAAGCTAGAATCTTAAGGATGTGAAGAAAAAACGACAAGAATTGAGGTATATATGAATATGAAAATTGTACAGGAAACAGTTGAAGGTTTAGAGAAAAAGATTAAAGAAGAACAAAAATGGTGTGCAGATAATCACCATGATATTGAAGGTAGATCTGAAAGGATCAAGAAAATATTAGATTTCAGATCTAAAATAACAATCTTAAAGAATAGGAGAAGATTATGACTACTCAAAAAGCTTTTGATTTAATTAAAGTAATTACGGAATTAGATGAAGAATACACAATTTCAGTTATTAGAGGAAATTATGAACATATATTTTGTCCATGTACTAAAAATTTTAATTATTGTATTTCAGAAACTGGGCTTGAACGTACTCAAAAACCTGTATCTTTGAAAGATTTAACAAGACATTTAATTCAAGTAAAACATGACAATTATATTGATAGACAAATGCATTATTTTATCTGTCATGATTGTAAAACAGTCTATATTGTAGAATAGGAGAGATCTCATGAAAATAAGAAGAGAAATAAAAAGTAAGATGTTGTGGAATATTTTAACATTATATTTTGATATAAAAATAGTATTTTTATTTTTAAGTAAAGCTATTATAGCTAAATTGAGAAGGGACTTAGAAAGTTGCAATACAAATATGGCAATCTTGATAATACATTGGACTATGTCTAGTCAATTGGTGAAATTTGAAACCAAGAATTATATCTTTTCACACCAGGAAAATGAAATTCAGTAATCCATATTTTACTATTGAGGAAAAATTAAGCCTATTACAAAGATGGATTTTAGTACATAGTATGTTATATTACAGATTCAATTCTGCAATAGCTACAGATCAAAGATTTGATGATACTTGTAAACAATATTTAGAATTAAGAAATACCAACCCTTTTGCTAAAGGAAGATATGATTATGCTTTTGAAGGATTTGACGGATCAACTGGATTTGATTTAGAATCTAAGTTATCTGAACATCATCATTGGTTGGTACAGCAAGATGCTTATCTGGTAATGAAAAATAAAAACAGAAAGGACATAAAATTATGTTAAAACAAATTGATGATACAATAGAAGCAATCAAAGCTTTTTTAAAATTATCTGAAGCTTTATTGGAAGTTCTAGAAGATTTAGTACAAAAAGAATGTATGGGAATTCCAACTAAAGATTATTCAGAATCAACAATTGAAATGGATTCAAGAGAAAATGGAGGCTATGCAGGAGTTGCTATCAATGTCAAAGATGGAGTAATAGTTAATGGTCAATCATTTGATGCAGATGATAATGAAAATATTGAAGCTATCAATCAACTCATTAATCAAAATAGAGGAACAGAAGCTTATAATGAATGTAGTTGTCATGGGGATTGTATTTGTCGTTCTGAATATGATGAAGATTGTGAAGCAGATCAAGAAGAACATATTTGTACATGTACTCATGAGGATCAATGTGACAATTGTAAATGTAAAAAAGGACTTACTGAAGGAGAAAAATTTCTTAAAAGAATACAAAACGTTAAAGCAACTTTCGTAGAATAAGGAGGATATATGTTAGGAAGATTACTTTGTAGGATCGGTATTCATAAAAATGTTAAAGTTTATTTAAAAAGAAATAAACCATATCCAAGAGAGATACATTGTATTAGATGTAAGAGGATTTTAACTAAAAGATTGAAATAGAGGTGAGATCATGAAAGAAAATTTATATCAAGCAGAGATTGGATTCTTAGGAATGTTCCCAAAAGAAAAACCAGTATTAACAGAAGTTTTACTTAATAAATTAAATACATCTTTTAAAATTATGGTAAACGCATCTCAAGTTACTGCAGATGGGAAAAAAAGTAACTGGATGTTTATGGCTAATAATGATAAATCTGGGCCATTAACTTTAGACACAGAAAGAGAAGCAATAAAATTTGTTGAATTTTTAGTTAAGCAAGGCATGGATCCTTGGAATGTTAAAATAATTCAAGAATTATACTTCAATTATGGAGGTGAGTTCTTTGGTTAAAGGAAGAGAAAGAACTCAAAAATGGTATTTAGAAAATGAAAAACATGTAATGTCATTTTTGGGATTAACTCCTTGTAAAGGATCTGGTAATGGAGCTGTTGAAAAAGAGGATGGATATAATGATAAAGTTTTGGCTCAATTGAAATCTACAGATAAAATGAGTTATAAAATGGATCATTTTGATTTAGAGAAATTAAGCTATCATGCAATGTATAGCAATAAACTTCCTCTATTTGTTTTAGAATTCTTAAAATATGATGAATTATGGCTATGTTGTAAAGTTGAAGATATATTAGCAATAGTTGCATCTTTATTTGAAGAATCACTCATTCAATATTTTAAAGAAGATCCGGACGTAATATTAGATCTGGATTTATCTGAGGATCCAGAAGAAGAAATTGAATGGAAACCACCAAAAGCTATTAAATCTGATGGTTTTGATAAATATAATCAGGATCGGAAAAAACGTTATGAAAAGGAGT